TCTGAACTTCTACCGCTGCACGATACAGCTCTGAAGTAGCACCGAATTCAGTAGCAGCAAGCTGAAAATCGTTTACTTGAAATAAATTATAAGTTTGGCCCTTCTCAGCTGTTCCCAAAATAACAATCCTTGGATTGTCATTGGGGGGAGCAACTGGAAAGCTTCCATCAACGTAACTGGCTGTAACACCTGGTATCGATCTGTAATAAGGCATATGACCTCCTAAGTATCTTGTTTAAGAAACATCCCTAATCATTAAGTTAAGACATTATTTGTAGCACTAGCCTCAAATATCAATTGCTTGATTTGAGGATGCGCCTTAATTTCAAACTCCCTAAAGCGAACAAAAAAATTAATTGGCCGATAAAACAGCCTTTGTCCACCCGAAGTCATATAAGTATCCGGCCCACGATCTTTCCAAAAAAATCTGTCAGCCCCTTGAACTTCGAATGCCCATGCATGAGTAATAAATAATTTCTCTAACCAGAGTGCTCTTGCATTCGCAAGCTTATTACTTTTTCCCCAGCACGTGAACTCAATCAAATGATCAATTGGCCTTGCTTCTATAATTATTACTTTGTTCGGATATTCAGGAGCAGTAACTTCATCAGTGAATGTACTTTTCCTGTGGGGTCTTGCCGTGCCCTTTGCATTCATGCGTGCGGGCTCACGCTTCAAAACTCTATATGCAATAACCTCGTCCCCATATGTTTCAAATGGCTCAGGAGGATACTCTTCAGTTAGTTTGATCGTTTTAGAGCTATCTGCTCCTGCTCTACCTTGAGCATCAGCTATCAATTTTGAAGCTGTTTCAAAGAAAACAGAGAGGGTCATTGCTCTTGCAGAATTAGGCAAGAAATTTTCTGCTCGAGTAGTATAAGGATTTATAAGCCCTACGGGCACCTCAGTTTCATATAGAACCTTATCGTATTCAACTAGTTGGACACTAATGCGATCTTCTGCCTTAAGAAGGCTCTCATCTACAGACTCGGTAAGATATGTAGTATCGTTCGGCATTATTCGTCCACCCTGATTGCATCATCTTCTCTACAGTAAACTGCAATATATTCGATTCTACCATTATCAGCACGATACCTATTGATCGTCTGAGGTTTATAAATCGATTCTCTTACGTAAGGTACTACTGCTTCCCCCTCAGTATCAAGTTTTGGGTCAATTATCTTATCTCTATAGGAGATATCTGTGTCATATCTGAGGTAAAATATTCTGTAATCAATCCTAACAGAGCCTGGCTTAAGCCCCCTAACTCTGCCAGCATTACCGCCATCAGCCCCTACATACACTCCATAACCTGTAGCCCAGGACTCATCCCAATAAAATCCCTCTCCTAGGCAAAAGGGACAAGATTTTTCTGTATCTGGCTCTCCAGTAAGAGAGGAGGTACAAGTGCAAACCATGAGAGAATTATTGGCATCTCTGCGCATTTTGCGAAGAAGCAAACTGCGACCATGGGCCAAAGAGGTAGGGCCGCCAAATACTAGATTGTCAAACTCTCTGCGTAGATCTATCTCGTTGGTACCGGTAGATGTAAGGTCACGTAAGATCTGAGAGCTACTGCCTTTTGGGAATAATTTTCTCTTGAACACCATAGCTATTTCCTATTTTTAAAACCAAATCTATACCTTGGATCTGTACCTGCTGTATATTTCGTATTTTGTGTAGGCATATCAAAGTTTTCCACCGAAGGCTTATGCCACATTCTACCAAATTCAGGACGATTCTTTCTACTTCCACCTTTTACAGCAAAAGTTGGATTTAGACCCTGGCCAGGTACAATTGTACCCCCAGCATTAACTACTCTAAGCCATTCTTCTCGCATTCTCTTCAGCTCAATAATTGTATTCTCAAAACTACTATCATTTTGTATATAAAGATCACCAAGACTCTTTGTTTTACCACCTATATCTGCAGGCAACATAAGAGCTCTTAAAGCTGCATCATAGATAACAAATTTAGTACGAGCTGTATCAAATATACCGCCTGTTTTAGAAACACCTTTTGACCAGGCATCTGCCTCTATTGATGACCAGTGGATCATCAAGCTAAGGGTGTCATCTGGAATTCCATCTAAGAGTCCACCACACTCCATGCGTAGAAGATCGGGAGAAGCATAATAAGGAGAATAGGTTGTAGAAAAGGTTAACTGAATTTCTTCTCCAAGAGTATTGCCGTTAATATCAGCTATATCTGGAGATAACAGAATTGCAATTAAGGAGTTCTGCTTTAAAGACTGAGTAGCGACACTGCCGCGCTCCATAACAGTAAATTGAAAGAAACTATGAGTTGTTATGCCATTAATTTCGGCATGCCAAATATCAGTCCAGGTACCAGCTGTAGCACCAGCTGGAACTGAATAAGTGATTTCATAAAAGCCTGGAGCTCTGTTGACTACGTTGGCAGACTCCACTGTAGCTGTTGCATTGGGAAAGCTAGCAAGAACTTCAGCATCTATGTCGACTGGGGTAGCCGCCACATCGTACAGGTATACATCGGGAAATCCTGCATCAACAGCAACAGGATTACCACAGCCGTCAGTAAATACAGCTCTTAGTATAACATCATCGCCTCGTGGGACACAGTCTCTGTAAAACGGCATAGTACATTTTCCTATATATCAATTGTTAGCGTATCGTTGCTAACCGTGAGTCCTTTAACTAATTCTTTTATTTCGTCAGACCTTGTATTCGAAGGCCCATCAAAAACTCCTGAAACCGGATAACTAAGAACTGTTACGTTTGCATCAGTTATTGTTGCCGGATCTAAGTCACCAGAGAAAGCAACAGTAACTGTTCTGGTGTCCGTATTAATATGAGTTGATCCATCTGGCGGATCCATGTCAGTCACTGTTAACGGAACTACAGTTGATGTCAGCGCAGTGGAGGTGCCAATAATTGAAGTACTTGCAGTCTCGGGTACTTCTTGAACAGACCCAGTACCAGTTGAAAAACCAATCTGATAGGACTGAGCTAAAAACTGTGGTGTAACAACATCAAAACGATACAAGTCGTTAGCAACGAAGCCAGAACCTGTAAAGCGTACTTGCACTCCATCCTCCAAGCGACGATAACGTCTAGAAGTTACTCTACCGTTAACTGCGTTAGCTTCGATGTCCGTATCGTACCACCATCGATATTGTGCTGTACCAATGTCACCAGAAGAAGTTATTCGAACATTTACAACAGTATCAGCTGTACCTGTGTAGCCACCATAAACAGACATACCGCCAGTAGCAGAGGTAACACCTGTATTATCTACATCAAATACAGTTCTGTGTGAAACACCATTACTGGTTCCACCCTCAGAATCTCCAATAATATAGGCCACATAGTTAACGTTAGGCGCTAACAAACTCTTAGGCTCGACCACCAATCTGTGACGATAACCATTTGCTAATTCATCAGCAGCAGTTAAAACTGTTGGCTGTGGATCAAGAATAAGACCATTAGTATCTACATAAACAACTGAATAGTTGCATTCAACAATTCCACTAAAGCCAGGAGACTTTAGAAAGAAAGGGTTGTCTAGGGTGTCTGGGTCAATCCAAGCAGCAGAGTCAGGACCAGATGTTTTGTCAAAATCAGCACCATAAATAACGACATTAGATTTACCTGTAGACAGATCAATACCCTCATCGAAGGTTATTTGAATCTCTGCCCCAATCGGAATCCCGGTTGAACCAGGATTGGGATATACAGTACTAATCGTTGGTGCTGGCATCCTCTGTCTCCTCGCTACTTACAATTTTTTCTTCATCTTCAGCTTTCTTATGAGAGATAGTGATCCATTCACCCTCTTCATCCTCAACCACATAAGGGTTTGTTGGATCTGAGGAGTGTAAGATATCTTTCGTAGACTCAGCTTTTGAAAACCATCCCATAGTGTACTCCAAAAACAACGGGGGACGGAGGTTTAGCCTCCGCCCCCCGAAGACGTTATTCGCCAGTTAGTGTTAGCTTCAGCTAACTATTAACTAGGGGATAGCTTGATCAGGTGGAACCGCAGCGCCCATATTATCAGTAGCACGAACAGTACCATCCCAGTAATTAGGACGAACACGGACGTTCCTGAATACGCCAACACCTTGACCCTCATGAGCAACAGCAAAGCCATAACGCTCACGAATCTTAACCTTGCTTACCTCAACATCTTCAGAACGCCACTCAACCGTAGTCGGATCCTCATCAACAAGATGGAAGCCAACGTTACCGCTTGAGAGCAAGAAGATATCTCCAGACTCAGCCTCTGGGTCGTATGGACACAGAGGAGAGACAAGAACATTCATATTGAATGGGAAGTAAGACGGAAGCCGTGGAGCAGAGGTTGCTGTATTAGAGCGGCCCTCAACACCAGTAGCAGCAGAGCCAGATGGCGAAGCACCACCTGCACCACCACCAAACTGGCTAGCAGGATTAACAAGCTGTTGACCAGCTGTCGGACCCTGAGCACCCATAGCGCCGTTACCCCAAGGAGCACGCGGACCAGGATCGCCAGCAGAAGTGTTAAAGTATGAACCACCACCATGAGCAAGCATCATTG